GTTCTGGTATTCATGCTTGGCACAACAATCATTATATTCGTAGAATAAGAGTTGGAAAAAATGAACCGATTTACGTGCATCTTTCTGCGAATCATCCCGAGTTGGTAGAAGATGAATATTTTAGACCGCATGATACAGCTGTTATCAGTGTCCCACAAAAAGCACCAGAAGGCGCGATAACAAGACAGGAAAGCGCGCTGCAACTTTTAAGAAGAGTCAAAAACGTTACAGAACGTTGGGTCCGGCCAGGACATCAAAGTGGACAAAACACACACAATGTTTCAGCAACGATATCTATTAGGCCAGATGAATGGACTGATGTTGGAGAATGGATGTGGGAAAACAGAACTAGTTATAATGGCCTTTCTGTTCTTCCAGCAGATGGCGGAACTTATAAACAAGCACCTTTTGAAGATTGTTCTCCAGAAAAATTTCAAGTTTTAGTGGAAGCGCTTAAAGAAGTAAATTTGACAAAGATTGTTGAACTAGAAGATGATACAAATCTTTCAGGTGAATTGGCATGTTCCAGTGGCGTTTGTGAAATTATATAAACTTACGGTTTACAAAAGTATTTAAGCTGTTATAATATTGATATAACAAGGAGATAAATATGAGTGAATTAACAAAAGAAGGATATGTTGTCGAGTTTATTAAAGCTCTTAAGGCAATCGAAGATGAAATGGAGCCATATAAAGAACACAAGAGAGATATTAGAAAAAATTATGTTCAAAATGGTTGGTTGACTAAAGATGAAATGCGCCAAGCTGTTCGGGCGTATAGAATGGTTAAGCAGGGTGACAGCATTGATCAATTTACTGAGTACTTTGATAAAATCAATAAAAAGGTGACGGGAATTTAAATGCTTTGTCCTTTAAATAGATATTTGGTTGTTGAGCCAATATTAGAACAAAAAAAAGAATCTGGAGTGCTAATACCAGATGATTATGAAACTCAATCAGTTTATATTTTAGTAAGTCTTTTGAAGGCTCATCCCGAGTCTAGCTTAATACCAGGCAGCAAGCTTGTTGTGCCATCACACATGTTGGAAGAAGTCGGCTTTTTTGGTGAAAAACATCATATAGTATTAGAAAATCACGTCGTAGGCTTGTTTAACAACTAGTTAATAGCGCCAAGAGAGATCGAAAAAATGTTCAATATCGCCGTCCTTGCAATGACAATGGTAACCTTGCAAGCTCCCGATTCTAATTTTATTAAACCTGTGAATTTGCCAGATGATTCAGTTACCTACGATGAGCTAAAATATTATGCTTTATATGACTGCAAAAACAACAAAAATCCATCTTCTATTTTAATAGATGCTTTAATAAAAATTGAAAAATCTTTTAATCCTCCGCCATCGATGAGAGGAATGCTTCTTGCCGCGGCATGCATGGAATCAGGATATAATCCTGTTGCCAAAGGTGATAAAAAATTTAGTAAAGACAAAAAAACACCGATGGCCATCGGCATTCTACAGCAATGGTCGTTCTACGAAAAAGTATATGGTATAGATAGAACCGACCCACACGAAGCCGCGATGAGTTGGATGCAACATATTGTTAAACAAATACCTAAAGTTAAAAGGTTATGTAGACACAGATCTAATAAAAAGATTTGGTTGTCCGCGTGGACTACGGGTATACGATCGAAGAAAAAAGGTGGACGATGCAATGAGACACCTAACCACTATGGTCTTTTGAAGTATTGGCATAAAAATATTCAAGAAGACAGAGCTTTCTTAGAAGATTGCGCGCCATGAGATGGATGTGGATGCTGATTTCAAATGGAAAGACATTGTTGTTGGTGCAGATTTAGATGCAGTTGAATTTGCTTACGATAACAAATATTTTTTAATTAAAAATCGTTTGCCTCACCACCATTCTTATGAGGGAATAGAAGAGGCTTGGGCTGAAAAAATATATCAACTTTACAATTCGGGTTTGGTGCCTTTCACGGATAAAACAAGCAATATAAGAGTTCTGCCGCAAGACAAGTTAATAAAAGTTTTTACTGATAGTAACGTTTTTACTGTTCAATATGAAAATATACATATTTTTGATTTTGAAAATATTGTGGGTGTGAACTCTGATAGTGAGTTTCTTTATTACCGTGTAGTTGATTGGTTCGACTGTCGTGGTCTTCATAATCTTGAGTTTGATGAGATTGAAACTGATGATGATTTTGTTCGTAAAATCAAGTTTTTTTATACCAGGCGCGTCGATGGCAATCAGAAGTATTTGGATCTATTGTGTGAATCATTTTTAAACGAGAATCAATTAAAAAGTTTTGAATTTAGTGATACGATGACTAAGTTTAAAGTTGCTGATCTACTAAAAAAGCATGGAATTAGTAATGCTAAAATAACTCTTTGGAAAAGAGATTCATATCCAGTTTATAAAAGGTCGGTTTGAAAAAACATCTTGCAGGAATTGTTCCAGTGTCAGGCTTAAAAACTGATTTTAACATGCCATGGCATGAAAGTCTTATGCCAATCGGACCAAATTATCTCGCAGTCGAACGCGCCGTAGCTGAATGTGCTTACGCCGGTTGTGACACAATATGGGTTGTTTGTAGTGATGATGTGGTTCCTTTGATAAAATACCAAATAGGAGAAAAAATACAAGATCCTGTTTATAATTATCGTCACTTCGAGACGAACAAAAACGACGTAAAAAAACCAATTAGAATCTATTATGTGCCGCTTGCCATAAAAGATATAAATAAGCGTGATAATTTAGCTTGGTCAGCGGTATTCGGAGCCCAAATAGCAAATAAAATATTAGGTTCTTTAAGCATTCATACAGCTCCTGGTAGATTTTATATATCGTGGCCATATGGTTACTATGACCCGTGGTTGTTGAGAGACCATAGAAAATTATTGATAAATGAACATGTGGTATTGGTCCACAAAGATGAAACTGTTAAACAAAACAAATATTTGGCCTTTACAATTGATGCTGACCATATCAAATTATTGGTGCAAGAATCAATAACCACTTCATCTGGGCTCTGGCGTGAAAAAGATAATGGGAAAGAAAGACTGCCGCTAGAAGAGAGATATTCATATAAAAATTTTGATTTAAATAAAGTATTTAATAGTTTGGATTTTTCTAATTATAAAAGGATCCAAATTGAAGATTATATACCAATTGATACTTGGTCGAATTATTGCGAATTTATTTCGAAACACAAAGAAATAAGAAAACCCAGCTTGTTAAAATATTCTGAATGGAATGAGATAGGAATTGATGATTGATAAAAATAATGAGTTGCATTAATTTACTATTGTCAAAATATCATTACATTGGTATAGTAAAAAGAGGCAAAAAATGAATAGAACAAAATCAAATATCTCGTTTGTCGGTCTTCATGCCCACAGCGTCGCGGGGTCTGTATTTGACGGATTTGGCTACCCCCAAGAGCACATGGATTTCGCATATCAAAATGGTATGTCTGCACTAGCTCTTACCGATCATGGGAACATGAATGGTTTGTCATATCAAGTATTGCACGCTAAAAAAATGAAAGAGGAAGGAAAAAATTTCAAGCCAATTTTTGGCGTCGAGGCTTATTTTGTTCCATCTATCAAAGGATGGAAAGAAGAGTATGAGCGGATCAAAGAAGATAAGAAAAACGCAAAGAAAATTATATCTGACACCAACAAGGTTTCAGTAGAAGATGAAGAAGCTTCAAAGCGGAAGTCAAAAAATAAAATTAATTCACGTCGGCACATTATACTTGTTGCTTTAAACCAAAAAGGCTTAAACAATATATATAAAATTGTTTCTGCTTCTCATCAAGGCGACAATTTTTATCGGTATCCACGTTTAGATTATAAACTACTTGAAAAACATGGTGAAGGTATCATGGCGTCATCAGCATGTCTTGGCGGCGTATATGCTGGAGATTATTGGGAAAACCGAGAGAATGGTGAAGATGCAATACTCGAAGCCATGCGCGATACCACACGCAGGATGCAAAAAGCTTTAGGCTCTCGTTGGTTTGGCGAACTTCAGTGGAATTCAGTGCCGGAACAACACGCACTTAACAAATTTATAATTCAAATGGCCGACGAATTTGGGATTGAATTAATTTCAACTGCTGATAGCCATTATCCAAATCCAGACGCATGGAAGGATCGCGAACTTTATAAAAGGCTTGGTTGGCTCGGCGGCGGCAAAAATAAACCGGCCTATATGACATCTGAACTACCTGATGGTGTTGAAGAAATTGGTTATGAACTCTATCCAAAAAATGGCGATCAAATGTGGGAATCTTATAAGAAATATTCCGCAGCATGTGATGAGTTATACGACGATGAATTGATTTACGATTCTATTGTGAAAACACATTGGATCGCGCACGAACTTATCGAAGATTTTATGCCAGACGATACTGTTAGACTGCCGGGCTTCGTAGTGCCTGATGGTGTCAATGCGGAGCAAACTTTAATCAAAGAATGTATTGCTAATCTAAGAAAACTCAGCCTTTCTGACAACGAAGAATATGTTAAGCGGCTTAAACATGAATTAAAAGTAATTAACGATCGTGGTTTTAGCAAATATTTTCTTACAATGAAAGCTATTTCTGATACAGCCAACAAACATATGTTAGCGGGCCCGGGTCGAGGAAGCGCGGCCGGCTCTTTAGTTGCTTATGTGTTAGGTATTACACAAGTTGATCCCATCAAGTATGGATTATTATTTAGTAGATTTTTGCGGTCGGATACAAAAGAATATCCAGATATTGACTATGATGTCAGTGATGCTTTTGGTTTGAAAGAAATATTGGCTAAAGAATGGGGCGAGACAACTGTAGTTCCTATTTCTAATTTTAATACTCTTCAATTAAGATCCTTGATTAAGGATATTGGCAAGTTTTACGGGGTTCCTTTTGTGGAAGTTAATGCTGTGACCAGTCGCATGGTTAGAGAGGCGACCCCAAAAGCAAAAGCGAAACACGGCATCCGTGCCGGCGTATATGTTCCTACTTTCGAAGAAGTCATGGAATATTCCGAAACTCTTGAGAAGTTTCTAAGAAAATATCCTCATATTAAAACTCATGTAGAATCCCTGGTTGGCCAAGTTAGATCTACTAGCCGGCATGCTGGCGGAGTTGTTATTGGAGAAGATCTCGACAAACACATGCCCCTCATTTGTTCTGGTGGTGTCGTTCAGACGCCTTGGTCCGAGGGGATGAATGTTAGACATCTTGAGCCGTTGGGTTTTATTAAGTTTGATTTGCTAGGGCTTTCAACTTTGGAGATGATTCAGTCTGCAGTTGGTCATATTCTTAAAAGATATTACAATATTGAAAATCCAACTTTTGATGAGATTAAGAAATATTATGATGAAAGCCTTCACCCGGATAAAATTGATCTTACTGACAAAAAAGTGTATACCAATGTGTTTCATAGAGGTAAGTTTATTGGCATATTTCAGTTTACAAATGCCGGCGCTCAGAGGCTAGCAAGAAAAGTCAAGCCGATGGACATTATTGATATTTCTGCTATCACTTCTATTTACCGCCCGGGCCCATTGAGCGCCGGCGTTGACAAATCTTATGTCAAAGCTAAGAAGAATCTTAAAGATGTTAAATATTTGAATGACATTATTGAAGAGGTTACAAAAGAAACAGCAGGGTTCTTAATATTTCAAGAACAAATTGCTTTACTGGCCCACAAACTTGGCAAAAACATTTCCCTGGAAGAAGGGAACAAACTAAGAAAGCTACTTACAAAAAAAGGTGGAGAAGATGGCGCGGAAGAAAAAGCGAGTATTGGGAAAAGATTTATTGAGGGATGTAAAGAAAAAGGTATTGATGAATCTGCTGCAGTCAAAATATGGCAGAACTTCGAGTATTTCTCTGGGTATGGTTTTAATAAGTCTCACGCTGTTTCTTATAGTATACTTAGTTTTCAATGCGCATGGCTATTAAACTATTATCCTGAATGTTGGACAGCAGCTTTTCTTGACAAGGAACCTGAGTCCCGGAAGGAAGCAGCCATTAGTTTAGCACAAAAGCATGGATTTAAGATCGAAAATATTAATATTAATACTTCTTCAGCTCAGTGGGAAATTGCACCAGATGGTAAAACTCTAATTCAACCGTTTACTTCTATCAAAGGTCTAGGAGATAAAGCTGTTGAACAAATTATTAATAATCGCCCATTCAATACAGTTGAAGATCTGCTATTTAACGAAGATATCGTTTACTCCAAACTTAATAAGAAAGCTCTAGATGTCCTTTGTCGCTCCGGAGCACTGGACTCTCTAGTAGACGATAGATTTAATGGTTGCAAGCATTTTTGGTCGGCCTGTATCCAAGATAGACCAAAGACAACGAAAAAACTAGAAGAGCACATTAAATTATACGCAGATGAGGCAGATTTTTCCATTGAAGAAAAAATTGATCATGTTTCTTCTTTAACTGGTATATTCCCCTTTGATTTGGTGATGACCAAACAAATCCGCGAATCCATCGAAAGACATCGTGTACCTTCTATTGGAAATTGGGACAAAAATCTCGGCGTCGCGTGGTTTGTTCCAAGAGAGATTATTCCCAAACAAACAAAAAATGGCAAGTTGTATTGGATTCTTAGAGTGGTAGACGACACTTCGACTGCAACTTCCATTAAGTGTTGGGGAGTCCGAGAAGGAGATCAAATACACCTTAACAGACCTTATGCAGCTAAACTCGATCATAATGAAGATTGGGGTTTTAGTACAAGATCGATTAGATATACATTCAAACTGTTAGGATAGCATGGGAAGCTTAAAAAGAAAAATAGTTCGCAACAAAGCCAAACACGCAAAAAAAAGAATGGCTCAACAACTTGGCATGTTTGACGAGCTTGGAGATGAATGCTCCGCATGCGAAAAACCTTATGATAAAAAATCAAAAGAGTGTGTCACCACATGGAATGTTGTTGTTAAAGAAAAAGAAAAAATAGTTAGACTTTATTGTCCAGAATGCTGGGAAACGGCCCACAATTTGATTAAGGAAATACAAAATGATATTAGAATATACAATGAGAAAAGGAGCGAAGCCTCCGACACGAGCAAACCCTAGCGATGCTGGCTTGGATGTTTTTTATTGCCCAAAAGATCCAAAGGTTTCTGTGGCTTCTATTAAACCGGGAAATAACCAACTTTTACCGACCGGTCTAAAGTTTGGTGTACCACACGGCTATATGTTACAAGCTTGCAATCGGTCTAGCATGGGTGCTAAACGTTCTCTTGTCGTCGGCGCACACATTATTGATAGCGGATACACGGGAGAAATTTTTATTGATTTACATAATATTGGCAACGAAGAACAATTTATAGAAGTTGAAGACAAGATAGCTCAACTTGTTCTTGTGCCTGTTGTACACTTTAAAACCCAAGAGACTGATGGAAATTTGTATAGCTACCCAATTACTATATCAGATCGTGGCTCTGGAGCTTTAGGGAGTACAGACAAAAAATTCACTCCATATACCTCTACCGCTGATTTAGATATCCTAGACAAATTTCCTAAAAAGGTAAGGGAAACAGATCTTGAAAAATACAAGGCAACAATAAAGGATTGGGAACCGAATGGGTTCTGAAGAAACAGTTAATCATCCTAGATATTACAACAAAGGAATTGAAGTTATCGATTTCATTGAATCTTGGAACATGGATTTTAATACAGGGAATGCCATAAAATATCTTTCCAGACACAAATATAAAGAGAAGCCACTTGAAGATTTAAAAAAAGCAAGATGGTATGTTGATAGACTAATTAAAAACCTTGAAAAGGAGAACACATGAAAGAAGCGCTATCGTTTGATGATGTTTTATTAGTACCAAAATATAGTGAAATTAAAAGCAGAAGAACAACAGACTTAACATCTAAGCTTTCCGATAATTTAGTGTTTAATCTGCCGGTTATTTCCAATCCGATGGACACAATTACAGAATCTGAAATGGCCTCGACAATGGCTTCCC